GTACGCAATTTACGACGCCTATAACCATCTGTGTAACTCAGTATCTATCAAGCATTTTACTAATATCGAACTAGACTGGGACTTTACGTCAACTTCTTATATATGGAGTGGGAAAGGTAATCGTAAGCATAGCGTTAAAAAATACATAGAATTAAGCAGTTATTACCATGACAAATTTAATATACCAAGTAGCAGTAGGTGAGCCCTCTGCTTTGTACGAGCACTGTATAAATAGTGTGGCCGAGTACTGTAAAAAGTATAGTATTGAACACATTATTCAGAGAGAGCCGATATTACGTATTGCCCCAGATTTTACTAGGTCTGGCCGTAGTGAAAATGTGGCTAAGCGAGGCTACCTTCCTATCTTTGAAAAGGAAAATGCCTTTAATTACTTGAAAGATACAAACGCATTAGCAATCATAGATGCTGATATTTACATAAGAGATTCTGCCCCTAATATTTTCTCAGAGCTTCAACCTAGGGCCGCTATAGCACTAGTATCAGAAAGAGAAATGGATATTCAACCTTGGTATCAGAGAAAGATTTTACATTATTCTATAGCTCAGTATGGAAACTTACATGACCAGCCGCAACGGGGCCGCCCAAATTTTAAACCTAATGATCTAGGGTATGAGTTTTATAATATGGGTATGATGCTTATAAATAGCAAAAACTTCTTACCATATCTAAAAGGAGACTCGCCCAGAGATTTTATTAATAGACCAGAGTTTAAAGATTTCGTAGATGGCATAGGGCAATGGAAGTGGTCTACTGACCAGACACTACTAAACTATTTTCTTAAGGTGAATGGAGTACCAACTCAACACCTTTCCCCAGTATGGAATGGGCTATACAACGCTGTGAATAACATTAAATACTGCCACTTTGTACACTTTTTCCTAAAAGATAAACTCCCTAGTAAGGGGGAGAATGTTTCGGAGTTAATGGCAACTATATGAACACTAGATCTGCCAATGTAGTTATAAAAGAGTTAATAGAGGCCGGCGTATCTATTAATGTAGTTTATGATATAGGAGCTAACAAGGGGTTTTGGTATAGTAAATGGAAATCTATACTACCAGAGGCTACTTTTCACCTATTCGAGGCCAACCCATTAGTTGTGCCGAATATTAAAATAAGCGCTGGAGATACTTACAATTATACCTTACTATCAAACTCTTTCGTGCCAGTGGACTTTCATATACCAAAAGAGGGATATAGTAGTACAGGTGGTAGTTATTATAAAGAGTTAACACCTTATTACGCGGATGATACTATCACTATTAATTCCGCTACTTTAGACTCCGTTATAGACGAAAAGGGGCTATGCCTACCTGACTTTATTAAATTGGATACACAAGGATCTGAAGTAGACATAATTAGAGGCGGGTATAAGTGTGTATCTAATGCAAAAATTATTTTAATAGAAATGCCAGTGCTTCCATATAATGCTAACGCCCCTAACTTTAACGATTATATATTAGACTTAAAAAGGGTAGGTTTCATACCAACTGGGGTGGACGACATAAGGATAAGCAAAGGAGTCCTGATACAAATGGACTTAGTATTTGTAAAACGGGATCTATTAGATTCACTACACAATTTTTCCTTGAGTTTACTGGGGGTATAATGAATATATTAATTACTGGTAGCTCTGGATTTCTTGGTAAATTTGTGGCTAGAGAATTTTTATCTCACGGGCATAGAGTATATGGGGTCTCTAGATCCACATATAAAGATGTTTACCAGACTTACTCTGTGGATATAACAGATTTCTACTCCCTAAATAGTTTAGTAGGGGAGAAGTCTATTGATATAATAGTTCACTTAGCTGGAAAGCCTATAGTATCTGACTGCGATAAAAACCCTTTTGATGCATATAAAGTCAATTCTTTAGGTACCGCTTCTGTATTAGAGTGTGCTAGGATTAATAATATTAGTAGAGTAATATCAGTAGAGACAGATAAGATATACGGAGTACAAAAAAGTATTCCTACCAATGAAAACGCTAGTTATAATCCTAACTCACCTTACGAGCTATCAAAAGTTTTTGCTGCCAGTTTAGCAGACTTTTACAGAAAAGTATATGGCTCTAATATCATATCAGTTAGGCCAGCGAATTTATATGGCCCCGGAGATCACTCTACTAGTAGAATAATTCCCAATGCTATCAGAAGCCTGAAAGATAATATTGGAATTAGGCTTTATGAAAACTCCTTACATATGCAAAGAGACTTTATTTATGTAGAGGATGTAGCTAAGGCTATATATAAATTGGCTACTGATTATACTAACCACTATACTTACAATTTAAGTACCAACTCTCCAATAAGTATGCTAGAATTGGCGGATCTAATACTATCAGTGGCTAGAAAGAACATAAAGCATAGAGTAGAGCCAAAGATAAGTGAGTATACAGAGATTCCATTGCAGCAGATTGATGGAAGTAGGTTTAGTGAGGAGTTTAAGTTCACTTATACAAGTTTAACAGATGGCTTGCTAAGTACTTGGCTTAATTCATGAAAAATATAATACTGCAACATTTCGACGGAGAGCTGAGAGAACTAGATAAACTCTCAGTAGAAAATATAAGTAAGTATGCTAGTAGAATAGGGGCAGATTACAAACTAGTATTAGGTAAACCTTTTAACGTTAATTTAACAGCCCCATGCCAAAAAGTAGTAATGCTAGACGAGATATTTGATAAGTGGGACAATGTAGTAATGCTGGATATTGATATGTTCAAGACCAGAACTAACGATGAAAATATATTTTTGTGCAAAGGCATTGGATTATACGAAGATACTCAAGTAAAACTTCATTATAAACTTACGCAATTATACCCTAATATATCGAGCCCAGCTGCTCCATACTGGGGTGGGGCAATTTATAAAATGAATAAAGAAGAGCGAGTAAAACTAAGGCAAGGTCTATTAGAAGATACTTCATGGATGGAAACATACAATAAACCTTACCACTACGAAGATGAGGGTATCATGCATACCTTAGCGGTAAAAACTAATTTTTACCCAGAGCACCCATATTTGGATAAAAAATGGTGTTATTGTAGCTTTTTAAATAACCCAGAAAATGCTGGGTTTATACACATAAGGACAAAGATAACCCCCTCTGGCCCAAAGAGAGAAAAAATTGAGAATTATAAGAGTTTATTAGAGGTGGGTATACTATGAAAAATTTAATATATCAATATTGGGACGGCGACTCCTCGCGCTCTGGGATTCGGGCAGGAGTTGAAGCTATGCGAGCATACGCAAATAGAATAGGGGCCGAGTATACATTTGAGGATAACCCTAGGTTTCTTAAGTCTTTAGGGTATGACTTTGGTACCTATACCCCACACTATGGTGCTTTTAAACCAATACTACAAAGATGGGATTATGATAATGTTTTGTTTGCTGATACAGATGTATTTCCAGTAGCTGGGCTAGAAGAAAGCATATTCAACGAAACATTTAAATACATTGGTATCTGTAGAGAGTCTTGGCAAACAAAAAATAAACCACTAGACCAGCGTAAGATGGATATAGTATGGGCTAATATAGTAGAGAAAGCCTATGGGGTATCAATCCCTAGAGATAGCGATGGTAATGTTATAGTATATAACTCTGGGGTGGTATTATACTCTTACGAGGGTATAGCGGAAGCCTATAATAGATTTATAGACTTTAAAGACTATGTATCCCTTGTGGCGACCAAGTTGCCTGCTTTTTATACCTCTGACCAGGGGTACCTGCATGCTATGCTAGGTTTAATGCCCTCTTGGTCAGAGCTAGATGAGTGCTGGAACAGTTACGTACATTACCTGCCTAATACACAGGCCCCTAGACCTGTAAACGACACTAGAACTTCTAAAACTAAATTTGTGCATGTTCAGTTACGTGGGGCGGACGATTTTAGTAGAGAAAAGCTATTTAGAATAGTTAATAAACCAGTTTCAGAGTGGGACCTATATGAGAATATATAAGTATAATAATTACCAAGAATATGTAAGTAAGCAGGAATTAACTAATAGAATAAAACTAGACTGGGTATATGTAAAGCCGGAAGTAATTAGTGCCATAGCAAAAAATAAAGGATCAAATGTATATAATATTTTATGCCATGGTACTAGAAATGGGGCAGAGCAGAAGTTATTTAAAGAGATATACCATGAAGCTTACATAATCGGTAGCGAGATTAGTTCAACAGCTACTCAATTTGATATGACAGTACAGCACGATTTTTCTATACCAAGAAAGGAATGGGAGGGAAAATTCGATATAGTATACTCAAATTCCTTTGACCATAGCATTACACCAGAGCTAACCCTACAGGTATGGGCTAGCCAATTAAACCAGGCAGGAAGATTATATCTAGAATATGCTGAGGCACAAAGTGAGGCTTCGGAGCACGATCCACTAGACGCTACAGAGTATGAAATAGAACAGCTAATAAGTAGTAACATGAAACTTATAGAAAAGATATATGGGGTAGCTAAGCATGCAGGGGTTATATTTGTGGCGGAGAAAATATGATTACATCTAAAGTTGACCACTGTCGCACACTAGAAGAGTTCTACTCAGAGATACGTAGGCAGCAAGAAGAGGCTCATGGAAAAGAATACTGTGCGCACCACGACGCCATTCAGAAGTTATTGATTCGTGGAGACAGATATAAAGAGCTGGGAACTCACCAGGGAGCTACTGCAGCAGCTGCTTGTTTAGCTTTTCCTGACTCAGTAGAGTTAATAGATATTAACCACGAAAAGTACTATGCCTGTAAATCATTGTTTGAGACGTACTGTTTTGTAAATAAAATAAATCTTATAGTTAAAGAGGTTAACTCTATTGATCCCGCTTCTGTATCTAGATGTGATCTACTTTTAATTGACTCTGTGCATAGACCAGATCACCTTAGAACAGAACTAATGCTACACGCTCCATATACTAGCAAATATATTGTGTTACATGATACTTATATTTTATCTGGGCGAGTTAATCCTGTACTTCATGAAACTGCAGTAATGTATACAAAATGGGTTCCTGAGTGGTCCGTAATAGAATACTATCAAAAAAATGCTGGGTATACAGTACTTAAAAGAAAATGATTAAAGCTTACATTATAACATTACCAGCTCATGGGCCGTCAAATCTAGGATATGAGGCCTGTGTTAAATCAATAGAAGAGACTAAATCAGATATAACTCCAATTAGATTTAGGGCCACTACCCCTGACTTAATAACTCATGATATGCAGCAACTATTTGGGGAAGGAAAAGTTGTTCCATTTACATGGCCGATTATACCAGAGGAGAAAGAGTGGGACATAAGATTTCAGTTTGTAAAAAGAGCTTATAAGACTACGGATTGGCGTAAAAAGTATGCTTGTAGTATTTCTCATATGCGTCTATGGAAAGAATGTGCAGACTCTGACGAAACTATTATGATTCTAGAGCATGACGCTATTTTTATGCGCCAGTTCAAAGAAGAGTTTTTAAAAGAATTTACTGGTGGGGCATGTGGACTTAATAGCCCACTAGGGGCCACTAGAAAAGCCAATATCTTTTATAAGAAACTACTAGAAATGCCTCAGTACGGATGCTATCCTGTTCCTACAGTCAATGATGTGAAAGATATGCCATGCCCACAAGGATTGGCTGGAAATTCAGCCTATCTAATAAAGCCGTATGCTGCACGCGAGTTACTAGACTTTACTAAAAAGTATGGAGTATGGCCTAATGATGCAGTAATGTGTCGGGAGCTTTTTCCTTGGCTCCAAGTTAGTAAACCATATTTTACTGGATTACAGGGTATCTCTTCAACAACGGTAGGTTAATATGAAGTTTTATGTAATAACAATACAGGATCTTGACGAATCAAATAAAGTAGCAGATAGGTGTATAGCTTCTGCTGCCGAGTTCGGAATAGAAGTAGAGAAGCATTGGGCATTTACTCCAGAAGATAACGAAGAAATACTACAACATGTGCCTGTTCATTTTTATAATAGGGAATACATAGAAAGGTTTTCTAGATATGATAGAGTAGTATCCACATTTTTATCGCATTATTACTTATGGACTAGAAGTCACATTACTAATACTACGATAGGTATTCTAGAGCATGACTCTGTATTTACTGCTCCGTTACCAGAAATAGAATTTGATAAGTGTATAAACATAGGAAAGCCTTCTTTTGGAGCTTTTAGTATCCCTAGCTCTGGAGTGGGGCCACTAACTTCAAAGCGAAAGTTCCCCGGGGCTCATGCGTACCTAATTAAGCCAGAAGCAGCCTTAGCATTCATGTATAAAGCTCAAACTCATGCAACATCTACAGATGTATTTATCAATCTTGATAACTTTCCATGGCTTCAGGAGCTATATCCATGGCCAGTAGAAGTGCAAGATTCTTTTACTACGATACAGAAGAAAGAAGGATGCCTTGCTAAGCATAATTATGGGCTGGAATTTAAAATCATCTAAAAATAGTTCTAGACTTTTATGCTCTACAGTAGTATAATACTTGTAATATTGTAGAAGTATGGTGATTTTTTGAATATCTTTATACTTGACTTAGATCATTATTTAAATGCTAAGTATCATGTTGATAAGCATATAGTAAAGATGCCTCTTGAGGCCACTCAAATGCTATGTACAGCGTCTTGGGTAGATGAAATTCTAGGTTATATTCCTAGAGCCGCTACTAAAGAAGAAACGCAAGAATTACGAGTATATCTGTCTGGCTTAGAGGACTGGTATTGGCATGACCGATACACTGTTACACACTTAAATCATCCTTGCAGTATCTGGGCTAGATCCAGTTCTGCCAACTATGAATGGCTATATCGCTATCTAATAGCGCTTGGTGCCGAATACACTAATAGGTATGGAAAGTGGCATAAATCAGTGTCGGTCGCGCTTAGAATACCTAAAATAGAGAATATGCAAAATATAGGGTTAACACCATTCGCGCAGGCAATGCCAGACCAATACAAGCATGTTGACCCCGTTACTGCATATAGAAATTATTATATGGGCGATAAACGACATATCGCCCAGTGGAAAAGAGGAGTACCAGACTGGTGGCAATAACATACAGTAAACCGCGTGAATATAAGGAATATAGTATAACTGAAACTACCGCAGACCCGTGGGAACCAGAATGGAAGTATAACGAAAAAGAGATTCTGGAAGAACTTCTAGAGTACTGCCGTAGCACATATAAACAGCACTACGCTCAGAATGAGATTCAAGCTAGTGAGTTTATTTCATCCTCTGGAAAGGGTCTGGGTTTCTTTCTAGGAAATGCTATTAAGTATTCGGATAGATACGGAAAGAAAGACGGTTATAATCGTAAAGACCTAATGAAAGCTGTTCACTACCTTATAATGGCTATTTGGGAGCATGATAAACAGTGGCTGGACGAGTAAAGAAACGAGACCACGAAAAGCTTACTGACGCCAATATTAAAAAAGTCATTGAGCTTTTAGAGGCTACCCCACCTATCAGTAAGAAAGATGCTTGCGAGATTCTCAATATCTCGTACAATACAACTCGTCTGACAAAAATCATCGAGGAATGGAAGTCAGACCGTGAATATCGCGAGAAGCGTAAAGCAGAAAAGCGGGGCAAACCAGCGTCTAAAGACGAAATAGCCCTAATGGTAGAATCCTACCTAGAAGGTGACGCTATCTCTGAAATAGCTAAAAGAGTATATCGCTCTCCCGGCTTTGTTAAAGCAACCATCGAGAGAATAGGAGTACCAGTAAGGCCATCTGGCGAAGATAAGAAGGGGATTGAATTTCTGCCAGAAGCATGTGTGGCTGAAGAATTTAAGCCAGGTGAAATAGCTTGGTCTGCCGCCTATCATGCTCCGTGCGAAGTTCGAGAACTACTACCAGAAAAGTATACAGCAATGTATGCAGGACCATGCTATCGAGTGTGGATTAATGAAAAGTCTCAGGATACCGACACTAGGTTTGGGGCAGTTAGTGGCGGTTTTAACGCCTATGCTCCAGCTTATGATCTTGGTAAGCTGGAACACTTGAAAGAGTATGGCGTTAAAATAGAGAACCTATGATATATTATTTAATCTTCTGTATTACTACCTGTATCGTTACTATGATTCGTTGTCAGATTCCGGCCTGGAGAGCTGTGGATACTAGACGGTTTAATTTCTTATCTTTTTGGATAGCAATGATATTGTCTAACCTTATTCTAGCTCCAATTCATTTCGTAGTGCTTCTATCTGCGTCTGATCTATATAAGCAAGACATTATTAGGAGGCTGAGTGTTTGAGTTTTTTGCCCCTATAGCCCCGCTAGAGGAAGTAGCCCCGGATATCTTTTGCACCTCTTTCATGACAGAAGAGGCTTGTAACTATCTGGTAGAATTTGGAAAAGCCTCTTCTAAGTGGCGTAAACTTGTAAAAGACAAACTTTACTCTACTGTAGACCTTCACTTAAATGAAGAGCTACCGAACGTATACTCAGAGCTAGAGTTTGCTATTTTAAATCACATTATGCCAAAGGTGGAGAAGGAGTGGCTAGTCCCAAACGTAGCTATTCGTCAGCTATTTATGGTTTACTACTCAAAGAAGGTACAAACTAACCTTAAGCTACACCACGATGATAGCTTTATAACTATGAGTGTAAAGCTAAATAACGAGTATACTGGGGCAGAGCTTTACTTTCCTAGGCAGAAATTTAGTAACAAGACTATACCAGTTGGTAATATACTTATTTGGCCAAGCCAAATAACTCACCCACATCAATGTACTACCTTAGAATCGGGTGAAAAGTTCTCTTTAACCGTTTGGACGCATGATAAGAGCAGCGCCGATTAACCCGAATTTGGCTTCTAACAAGTTACGTGCACATGTGTAAAAATAAATCTTGACTATTTTGCAAAACTTGCGTATAATATTTCTCTACACTGGAGAAATACCTTGGGCGATAGATTCTATACCCAACAACTAGAGGCCCTGGGCCGCTGTCCAGGGTTTGAAAATACCACTAAAAGGAGAAAGAAAGTGGCGTGGACTGATGAAAAACGTGCTCAAGCAATCGAGCTGTACGAAAAAGCCGAACCTACGGCTGAAAATTCTATGGAGATTGTTAAGTCAATCGCTGAAGAACTCGAAGAATCCCCGAATGGTGTTCGTACCATTCTGTCCAAAGCAGGTGTGTATGTTAAGTCTACCCCTGCCGCTTCTACTAGCAAAGCTAGTACGAAGTCTGAATCCAGCGGCGGGGCTCGCGTAAGCAAGGACGCTGCACATAAGGCACTGACCGACGCAATCACTGACGCTGGTGCCGCAGTAGATGAAGAAATCATCTCTAAACTGACTGGTAAGGCTGCTCTGTACCTTACAGAAGTCATTCGCAAGGCTGCTGGTTGATCCTGGGGCGAAAGCCCCCTCAACCTTTCCTTCGTAGGTAGTCGCAGAAGAGAGTTTTATCTCGGCTATACAAGGATAAGGATATGACTAAAGAAGAACTAAAAGCTTTGCTTTTAGAGTACGGCGATGCAACAATAACGTATAGAAGCGCTAACTCTAATAAACTAAAGTATAATGTATGTACGGCAGACTTTAATAATACTTACATACAAAGTAAGAATAACAGGTCTACCGAAACGGACGATACAGTCCTACTATTCTGTTGGGACTGTGATGCTTTTCGCCTAATGAAAGCTGAAAACGTCAAGTCTGTAGTTCCTCTCAGTGCCATTCTAAAGAATGGTGAATGATGTGGAGCTTTACTCAAGGATTATATTTGAAGATGACGTAAAGCACAATCAAATTCGGCTAACCATTAATGAGTTTCATGGAGTAGAATATCTACATCTTCGTAAGTATTATTTAGACTTTGACGAAGAGTGGAAGCCTTCATCGGAAGGTATAAGTATGCCAATCGACTTTGATAATTGTCGAGAACTATTTGAAGGATTAGCCGAAATTATCTCTCTAGCAGAGAGTAAAGAAATATTAGAACGCGAATTTGGTGAGTTAATCAACAAGCTATACAAATGAAAGAACTCTTAGAGTACGCTTCCAAAAGATATTATGAAGGCACCCCGATTATGTCGGATGCGGCTTTCGATGCTCTATATGATAGGTACGGCCCACTTGATACAGTGGGCTATGCCGACTCAGCTAATACAATCCCTCACGCTTACCCAATGTTCTCTCTCCAGAAGGTTTATTTTGGAGAGAGTGTTCCTCCTACCTATAATACAGCGATAGTAACTACACCTAAACTTGATGGTGCAGCTGTGTCACTTCTCTATGTAGAAGGTAATCTAGCTCTGGCTATAACTAGAGGGGATGGTAAGCGTGGGCAAGAAGTAACTGATAAGCTTCTAGAGCTTGCTCCCAGAACTCTTCCAGTTAAGGAAACTTGGTTTATAACTGGAGAGGTGGCAGCCCCTAAAACTATCCCTAACGCTAGAAACTATGCATCCGGTGCCCTTGGCTTAAAAGATATTAATGAGTTCAAGTCTAGAGATTTGACTTTCATTGCTTATGATATTAGGCCCTTTATACATCATAGCTGGGCTAGCTCTATGCAAATTCTGCGTGGACTAGGTTTTAATACAGTTGTTGATAGCGATTGGAGCCAGTTCCCGCAAGACGGCTTAGTGGTGAGAGTAGATTCAAACACGATTTATCATGAGCTTGGCTTTACATCTCACCACCCCCGCGGGGCTTATGCGCTCAAAGAACGAAAAGAGGGCGTAGTTACTAAGCTGAAGGATGTTCAGTGGCAGATCGGAAAGTCGGGAGTAGTAAGCCCCGTGGCTATTCTGGAGCCCGTAGAAATTGATGGAGCTGTAGTAAGTAGAGCAACTCTACATAATATGAAGTACATAACCGATCTTGACTTAGAGATTGGCTGTGATGTAGAGGTAATCAGGGCCGGTGAAATCATCCCGAGAGTAGTACGCCGTGTATGATATAATGCCTTTATTAACTGGTGCTGTCACAGTTGGAGAGCTATCAGACGAAGCAGTACGGCAGCAACTCAGACAAATTCTAATACACAGACAAGCATTAATACAGTTAGAAATGGCATACCGCCAAGACAGGAGTAATTATAGATGGCTCGAAATAGTGCCGCGAGGGACATCGCCCTCCTAAATTTGATTCTCACCCCGCTGGATACAGGTGAGTTAAAACCAGCAGTTATTATTGATAATTCTTTTAATCAATTCCAGCCTTATGTACAGCATTCGCTTATTCAGGGATGGATTGATGCTCTAGTAGAATACCAAAATATGCTATATACTGGAGAGCCTCCTGCCAATCTAGTAATAGAGACGGTAACAATTAATGACGAAAGATGAACTTGAAGAGTTCCCTTGTCTTATCAGACTTGTAATTATGCCTAACTATGGATTTAGAACAGGCATGGTAGTTACTGATAGTTTCGATGAGATGGACGATGAACTCAAACTAGCCTTACTGGAGGCCTGGCAACCTGGAATTGAGGACTTTATTGATAAGATAAAGGCAGGAGAAACTAATATTCTAGTTAGGCCTAAAGATACAATAATACATTAATGGCAGGAATTTATAACGAAACATACTTCTCTTCTAGGCCAGAAGAGGCCAATAGCCCAGGAATTTTATACTGTGTTATTCTAGTAAATAAAGAGACGTATGAACGAGAGTGCCTAAAAATAGGTATAGCTAAAGGCACAAACTTTAGAAATGTTATAAAAAGAAGTAAAGGCTTCACCGGATACGATCTGCGTATTCAAAGAACTTATACTGATACACTATATAATGTGTGGAAGCTAGAACAGGAGCTTCATGATCGGTTTAAAGAGTATAGGTACTACGGGGCTAAAAAGTTTGGTGGCTATACTGAGCTGTTTTCTATCGAACCTGAAATTATCAAAGCTATACCTGTGAAAAAATAACTCTTGACTTCATACCTAAAGTGTCTTATAATATTCTCTCAACAGTCGGAGATTAAAGTTGCAAAAAATAGTCGCACCCACAAATTGTCCTAGCTGCCAATCGGTGCTAGAGCAAGTGAACGACCAACTTTTTTGCCGCAGCCCCGACTGTGGAGTCAAACTACAGAAAGCCGTTGAGCACTTCGCCAAGACTTTAAAAATCAAAGGGCTGGGTCCCGCATCCATCGAAAAATTGGGTTTAGCAAACATTGTTGATATTTATTCCCTTACCGAAGAAGATGTGTTCCCAGTTCTTGGTGAAAAAGTTGGAGCGAAGCTCTTAGAAGAAATAGAAAAATCAAAAACGGCTACTCTTGAACAATTACTTCCTGCTTTTAGTATTCCGCTATTTGGAACTACGGCCGCACAGAAACTGTGCTCTGTAATTACTAATATCACTGAACTTTCGGAGGAAGTATGTAAGAAAGCGGGTCTAGGCCCGAAAGTCACAAGTAATCTCCTTACTTGGTATGAAAATGATTTCGTAACACTTAAACAAGCTCTCGACTTCTCGTTTACCTCAGGGCTAAAAGCCCCTCAGAGTACAAAAGGAGTAGTGTGCATTACTGGCAAGCTTAAATCTTATAAAACCAAAGAAGAAGCCAAGAGTGTACTTGAGGAGCTTGGATATATCGTAAAAGATAGCCTCACTAAAGATGTTACGATCTTAGTTAATGAAAGTGGGGTTGAATCTAGTAAAACCAAAAAAGCCAGAGAATCTGGTGTAACTATTGTAAATAAGATTGATGAGGTATTTTATGTCAGCACTCCCTAAATGGACCGAAGAACTAACTGCACGCCTGGAGACTTTCGTTGGTGACGAAGCTCCGGTATCCCGAGCAACCGTAGAAGAAGCCGCAGAACAACTGGGAACTACTCCCCGTTCTGTTGGTAGCAAGCTGCGTAAGCTTGGCTACGAAGTGGAAAAGGCTAGTGAAGGTCACGCAAAAGCGTTTAGCGAAACGCAAGAAGCTACTCTGCGTAACTTCGTAACTCAAAACTCCGGTAAGTTTACTTACGGTGAAATCGCAGAAGCATTTGCTGGTGGCGAATTTAACGCTAAGCAAATCCAAGGTAAGATCCTGTCTATGGAACTTACTGAGCACGTTAAGCCTACTCCGAAGCCTGAAACTGTTCGTACCTATACCGAAGCTGAAGAAGCTACGTTTGTAAGTATGGCTGGCGGCGGCGCTTTCCTAGAAGAAATCGCTGAGAAGCTGGGCAAAGAAGTGAACAGTGTTCGTGGTAAGGCTCTGTCTCTGTTCCGTCAAGGGCAGATCGAAAAGATCCCAGCTCAGCGCGATAAGAAAGGCGACTCTCAAGTCGACCCGCTGGAAGCTCTGGGTGATATCAGCGGTCTGACCGTGGTTCAAATCTCCGAGAAGATTGGTAAGACCCCTCGTGGTGTCAAGACCATGCTGACTCGTCGTGGTCTGGTTGCTGCCGACTACAACGGTGCAGCTAAAAAAGAAAAGGCTGCTGAGTAATTAGACGCTGATTCGACCGGGGGCGGGGTTTACTCCCCGCCCTCTTTTTCACGTCTATAAAAAGAATCAGAAATTTTTAGGTGGTAATTTTGAACCTGGCTAGTATTATCATTAAGAAAATACTGGATGAGTCAGATGTGGAAACATGGAGTGTTTTCCACCGACACTACTTGCCTAAAGAATACCATAAAGTCCACGATCTAATATCTAAGCATCTTACTCAGTATAACCACCTACCAAATTTTGAAGCCTTAAAGCTCTCTACAAGAGAACCTGCTCTAAGAGAGAAAATATACGCGATTGAGCGAGTAGATCACACCGAGATTGATTGCTCAGAACTACTAGACTATCTAAAGAATGAGTTTGCTCAAGCAGAGGCTATGTCCAAGATTGAAAAATTCTTGGAAAGCTCGATAGCAACGAGTACAGCCGAAGAGATTATCGACCAACTACATACGCTAGTTATGGAGCTGGAAGAGCAAGTAGATATTAAAGATCCTGAAGAAGATATGAAAAGGATCTCTCTATTTGAGCCACAAGAGCAACTAGAAAAGAATCATCCTTTGGGTCTAAATGCTGAGTATGATAGCGAAAACTTATTCGCTCCTACTGATTACGTTCTGATCGGAGGCCGTCGCGGGGCTGGTAAGTCACTAACTTGTTCAAATATCGCATCTACAACGTATGAAGGTGGTAAGTCGGCAATTTATTTTACTATTGAAATGCCGACCAGACAGATATTGCATCGGATTTGTTCAATCTCTACTGGCGTACCAATCAATGCCATCAGGCAGCGAAATATGTCGGTTGACGAATGGCGTAGGGTAGCCTCTTGGTGGGCTAGACGATTTGAAGAGGGAGAAGTAGAGTATCAAAACTATTTATCCCACAATAACTTTGAAAAGTTTCATTCAGAACTAATTAGACATTCCTTAAGGAAAACACAAATAGAAATAGTATATGATTCGGCCCTTACTCTTGGTAGGATACGAGCCGAACTAGATAAAAAGTGTAAAACATTGGAGCCAGCTGTAGTAATTGTTGACTATATCAACAAAGTCAGAACTAGCCTACATAGCAAAAATGGGCAGTTCGAGTGGACAGAACAAATGGCTATTAGTGACAAGTTAAAGTCCTTGGCACAAGACTACAACGTACTATTGGTATCACCGTATCAGACTGATGCAAGCGGTGAGGCTAGAATGGCTAAGGGTATTCTGGACCCTGCCGATATAGCATTTTCACTTGACGCGCATAAGCAAGAAGATCAGATAATTACATTTAATTGCGTAAAAAGACGTAATGGACCAGAAATTAGTTTTACCTCCAAAGTAAATTGGGCTACTCTAAAGATAGGCCCAGATACTGGGGAGATTCCCGGAAAAGCTGAAAAAACAGACGAGGAATCCCAAGAACTATGATAGTTAAAGGTAGTTTGGCATATACTCCCAATGGGAGAAAGAGACGTACAGTCGCTAAAAAGAAGAGAAATCATGAATTCAAAGAACTTAACATTCGCAGAAAAGAGGAAGTTAGTAAATACCCGTCGGCGCCTCCGAAAACTTGCTCAACTGGCAAAAAAGAGTACGAAAGATTACCTGGTTACACAGTATCAGTTGCGTACAATAAAGGCGCGTATCAGGTCATTCCAACATCCGACATTAAATACATCGGAAAATGAACGTAAAAGATCTATTAGAAGCTAAGAAAATCCCTTATGTAGCAAAGGGAAGAGATTATGTCGTCCAGTGTACAAATCCTGAGCACGACGACTCTAACCCTAGTATGCACATAGACCAGATTCTTGGCATTTATAGGTGCTTCTCCTGTGGTCATAAAGGTAATATCTTTTATGACCACAATGAAGCACCAGATAAATTACAGGCTAAAAGAGAAACATTAAAGAGAAAGATTCAAAAAATGAGATCTCAATCAATAGGGCTAGAGTTTCCTGAGGATTATACTCCCTATGTTGGAAACTGGAGAAACATCGCCCCCGAAACTTATAGGCGTTTTGAAGCTTTCAAGTCTACTCAGTCTGAATTTCAGTCTCGTATCGTATTTCCTATCAGGGACATCACAGGGCGTATAGTAGTATTTCAAGGACGTGATGAACTTGGCACAGCTAAATCTAAGTATATCAATTGGCCTGGCGGAATACGAATGCCATTATTTCCAGTAGTAGAACCTATTAGGGGTAGCGTAATTCTAGTAGAGGGTATATTTGACGCAATAAACTTGCACGATAAGGGACTAGACAACGCTATGTGCATGTTTGGCGTTAACAATGTCAATGAGACTGACTTAATAAATCTTAGACTACAGGGTGTGTCCGAAGTAGTAGGTATGTTAGATGCTGACGATGCTGGAAAGCGTGGTAGTGAATCTTTGGCCGCATTATGTGAGAAAGTAGGCATAAGATATAAGGAACAAACTCTTCCAAAAGGTAAAGACCCTGGCGACCTTAATAAAATCCAGGTAGACATAATTAAGGAACAACTATATGGCTAAAGTAGCTATTATTGAAGCTAAGCCCAGTAGAAATAACTATTCTAATTTATTTCCTGGGCTTGCTTATGAACAGTTCAGCCTAGCGTCGGACGCTACACTAAAGAAAGTTCTCAAGAAAGACGTAGATATTGATATTAATATTGATGACTATGACTGGGTGGTACTAGTAGGTAGCGAACCTCTAAAGTACTACACTAGTGTTAGTTCAATTACAGAGTATAGCGGGAAGATGGTAGACAAAAAGTTTCTACCAGTTATTAACCCCGCTATGCTAAAATTCAAGCCGGAAGTTAAAAAGCTATGGGAAGAATCTAGAGATAATATTCTTGGCTATATCTCTGGCAAACTTAAAAAAGCCGAAGTAGACGATGCCAACTTCATTGGTATTGAGGGCAAAGAGGCTGCCATAGCTTATATTAGAGCAGCTATAGCTGATCCTAATTACTACATAGGACTTGACACGGAAACAACTGGATTATACCCTCGTAACGGTTATATACTAGGTATTTCGCTATCCTATAAACCTGATGCGGGTGCATACATCAGTACAGACTGTATTGATGAGGAAGTAGAGGAGCTACTACAACAACTCTTTAATAAGAAAGTAGTAGTATTTCACAATGCTAAGTTCGACTTGGCTATGCTAGAGTATCACTTCAACTTTAAGTTTCCAAAGTTCGAAGATACAATGATGATGCATTATACTCTGGATGAAACTCCAGGTACTCATGGCCTTAAGCAGCTTGCACTAAAGTATACCAAGTATGGGGATTATGAACAGCCGCTTTATGCTTGGATGGAAGCATACAGAAAAGAGCATGGAATTCTTAAAGATGACTTTAAGTGGGAATGGATTCCTTTTGATGTAATGTATCCTTATGCCGCAAAAGACGCGGCTGTTACTTTCCTACTATTTGGTTTCTTCTTAAAGTTCCTAGAGAAGAACAGCAGGCTAATGTCAGTGTATAGGGATATCCTGATTCGTGGCACCAGATTCTTGACGAATATTCAAGACAACGGTGTCCCATTCTGCGCCAAAACCCTACAAACAGTACAAGATCGACTTACGCGCGAGATTCAGGAAGCAGTAGATAAGTTATACTCGTATGACGAAGTTAAGAACTTTGAGGCCTACCAAGGCAAAGAATTTAACCCTAATAGCGTTCTTCAACTTAGAAAACTACTATTCGATTTTCTAGGCTTACCCGCAACAGGAATTAAAACTGGTACTGGTGAGGACTCTACTAATGCCGAAGTTCTAGAGATTCTAGCTGGCCTGCACCCTGTCCCAAGCCTGATTCTTGATATTCGTAAGAAAAGTAAAATCAAGAATACCTATATTGATAAGATTCTACCTCAGCTAGATAAGGACGGAAAACTACGAACCAACTTTAACTTAGCTTTTACCACTTCTGGTCGTCTTTCCTCTAGTGGAAAGATGAACATGCAGCAGATACCTCGTGACGATCCTTCTGTAAAAGGTTGTATTAGGGCACGACCTGGGTATAAGATAGTATCTATGGACTTGCAGACTGCTGAAATGTACATTGCAGCTGTTCTAGCAAAGGATACCGCACTACAGGCTATCTTTACAAGTGGCGGAGACTTCCACAGTTCTATTGCTAAAAAAGTATTCGATCTACCTTGTAAAGTAGAAGAAGTGAAAGAACTATACAAGGCTGAAAGACAGGCAGCTAAAGCTGTATCTTTCGGTATTCTATACGGGGCTGGTCCTTCCAAGATTAGTAGCCAAGTAAATAAAGATGGTGGTAGCCTATCTGTATCAGAAGCTCAGGCAGTTATTTCTGACTACTTTAAGTCATTCCCACGACTAAAGGAGTGGATTACCTATAACAATAACTTCATTAAGACTAATGGGTATGTTTACTCTGCTTTTGGAAGAAAGAGAAGGCTACCAAACGTTACTTCTGATAATGATGGTATTGTAGGGCACGAGATTCGCTCCGGGCTGAACTTCCTAGTACAATCTGTAGCCTCTGATGTAAACCTACTCGGGGCTATTGATGCCGAGGAAGAGATTAGAGTAGAAAAGCTTGATGCAAATATCTTTGCTCTAGTACACGACTCTATTCTTGCTGAAGTACATGAGAGCTGCTTAGAGCTATACAAGCACATAATCATAAAGAATGTGCAAAGGGACAGAGGCGTATCCATACCGGGGTTCCCTATTCCCTGTGATATAGAAGTAGGCGACGACTACTCTATGGGTAAGTACGAAGAAAAGTATGGTACCGTCAATAACGTTTCATCAGCTGCGTAACGTTACGTTCCCAGTGTACCCCATCTCGGATGATAACCTTTACTTCCGAGATGGGTTACTAACTGATGGCGGTCTAATTATAGACGATAAGAATATGCCTGGAGCTACTCTAGGCATACGAAGATTACAAACTACACATAAACTAAAAAGACTAACAAAAAGCATACCTGATATAACAAATATACTAAAGTCTAACAAGCTGGTTTTTATAGATAGTTCCGGAGCAATATTTAGATATAATAAGACTAGGTTTGTTCCAGTACACTATAGAAAAATAAAGAGGGTGGACCTACATGATACACATTCTACAATGTGGCTAGTAGGAGTTAATACACCCTTTACCTTAAAGCGGCCTCCGCAAGAAGGAGAAGAGTGGGCAGGAGTCATATATTTGAACGGGTTTCCTTGGGAGATATACGAATTATGTCGGACTCATCAACCTCCTACAAAGAAGAAAATATGAAGAAAAGAAAAGGACTAACTGGTATTAACTTTAATTTGAGAGAAGTTACTCCTCTAACACAAAACCAAGTAAAAGCCTTTAATAGCGATAAACACTTGGTTCTTCACGGTTCAGCAGGTACTGGCAAGACCTACGTTTCTATGTATCTAGGGTTTAAAGACATTAGAGACGGCCTATACAATAAAGTAGTAATTATACGAAGTGCTGTTCCAACTCGTGATATGGGCTTTCTACCAGGACGAGAGGATGAGAAAGCTAGAGTGTATGAAGAACCTTACTATAACATAGTAGCAGATATTTTTGAGCGGGGCGACGGCTACGAGTATCTAAAAGAGAAAGACATTATATCTTTTATGACTACCTCCTTCATACGAGGGCTAACAATGGAGGACTCAGTAGTTATAGTCGACGAGTGTCAGAATATGAGTTTCCACGAGTTAGACTCGATCATTACCCGAATGGGTAATAATTGTCGTATAATATTTTGTGGCGACTTTATGCAGTCAGACCTCAAGAAGGGAGAGAAAGACGGTATTAGAAACTTCCTAGAGATTCTTAACCGTATGTATCACTTCGATTGTATAGAGTTCGGTATTGATGACATTGTACGAAGCGATTTCGTGAAGG